AACACCTCTAATTGAACTTGAGTTGCTAGCTTATTAAACTCATCAGGAGTTAAGTAACCTCTTTGCTCCTTGTTTATTATTAATAAGACGGTTTTGTAAACCTGATCTACGTTTATTGCCATGTTGATTTTATTATGTTAATAATCAGGCAGCCACCTAGTGACCACCTGTTATTATAATTACCTGTTATTTAAGTTTTTTCTGAATAGACTTGTATATTTCTACACCTTCGTCTGTCTTCAAAAAAGCAGCAAATGCTGAATAAGGATTTTCATCAAATGGAACAGTCATTAATTTTTTACCATTAGTGACCCAAGTGATAGATCTTTGATCTTGTGACAAAGCTATAATATTAGCTTCAGTCGCTTTTATACCAAAATTCCTTAATGTAACATTTTCATCACTTGCAAGTTCTACAAATAGAGTTGGATTCTTTTTAGCAAATAAAAGTAAATCTCTTTTAATTTCTTTAGAGCTTAATTTACTTACACCTGACCCAACTTCTACTCTTAAAACAGCTTCAGCGTGATCAATATCCATATCTCTAGCTGCATTCATTGCATTTATTTCGTATTCTAATTCATCCAATTCTGTAATAGCAATTTTTTGAGGTTCTAGTTCTTTAAACCTATGTATTTTTAATGGATGATAAATAGATAAAAGCTTTTGTAAAGCTTGTTGTTCTTTTTTTACAGCTAAAACTCCGTCTGTAAACATTATGTGACCCATCGTTGATTCACCTTTTTGTTCGTCTACAAATACTGAGGATTGATTAGTTGCATACCTTAACTCTCTTTGAGTTCCCGTGTTTTCATCAAACCACAATAATGGATGTTTTCTTGTATGCTTGCTTGGTATTGTAAAAGTTATCGGAGAAGCACTTCCCGTTAAATAATAGTTTCTATCTTTGATTTCCCAACCTTCTGGTTGAGTTATTTTTTGTTTTGACATAATATAATATAATTAAATAGTTAAAAAAATAAATACCCCCGCCGTTTGACGGGGATAGTTATTAATGTTGAATCCTTAGATTCCTTTGAATAATACAAAGTTATTAGCAGCTTGAGTTACTAAACATCTTTCAGAAAGGAAGTTAACTTCCATTGCATCTAAAGACGATGTTTGAGCACCACCAACTGAACCAGTTAACCAAGATTTCATTCGTCTGTCATCAGCTTGTGAAGCTCTATAACGTACGTGTAAAAATGGTCTTCTAATGTTAGTACCTAAAATCTGATCATATACAGTTGAAGTACCTGCAGGGATTAAAACTCCTTCAATAGAAGCAGGTCCTGTTTGAGCACCTCTAGTAGAAGCATCATTTAAGTATTTCCAGTCTGTTTTGTAAAAATCATAAGAACCTCTTCTAAATCCTGAGAAACCAAGATTTAAAGCCATTTCTTCAGAGTTTTCAAATAAACCGAAAGCAGTTCCTCCAGCAAATCCACCAGAGATAGATCCTAGCATGTCGTCAAAATCAAGATTCGAAGATCTATTTAAGAAAAGCATATTTTCTTCGATAGCTCCTTGAGTATCTAAATTTTTAAGAATTGCATCAAATGAATCTAAACCAGCAGCAGCACTGAAACCAACTTGTACATTTCCTCTAGCTGTGATAGCAGCAAAAAGACCTTGAGTACCTAAACTTCCATTAATTGAAGCAGCGTTATTACCTGATAATTCACCTTCTACCATAGACATTTCTAAGTAATCTTCAAATCTAAGTCTTGTTTCAGACTCAGCTTTCAAGTACCATAAATAACCTCCAGTACCATCTTCAGTAGCAACTTCTATCCAACCGATCTGAGCAGTGTCAGAACCATTGATAGTATAAGTACTTCTAATTATGATAGGAGTATTAGAGAATTGAGTGAATGCAGGAGTAACCGTAACCATAGGGTTGTTTACCGCGTTATAAGCGTTAAAACCAGCCCCTGCGTTAGCAGTTGACGTTCCTTTTTGAAAATCAGAACCGTATACAAATATTTTTAACCCAGCGCCTACACCTACGCCAACGTCAGCAATACCAGCAAGAGCTAAAGTGGTAAAACCATAAGGTTCTACAGCTAAAACTCCTGTAGTTGTATTTGAAGAATTTACAAAACATTTTGCTTCATTACCAAACGCATCCATTACAACGATAGTTGAACCTGGAGAAATTACGTTTAAAATAGTTGCGGCAACAGGAATCGTTATTACAGAAGTTCCAGCTACAGCACCACCAGCTAATGAGCAATTAGTGTATGCAATATGTAATCTATTTTGTTCAGACCAAATTACTTGATCAGATGTCATCGGCATCTCTGCACCGACCATGCGTAAAAAGCCTGATAACGTTCTGTTACCATATCTTTCTACTTCTTGTTCATACAATTCCGGTAGGTATTGTTGAGCAAAGTTGTTATCAGCGCCTCCTGTGGTGCCATCAAACGTTAAATAGTTTGCGGCAAGGAGTTGCTGTTGTTGAGAAGGTACTATTGTACCAAACTGTGGACTTAAAGCCATAATTTTTAATTTTTAATTTATTAGTTAAATTTTTTAGTTTTTATTCGTAATTTTGTTGAATCTAATCCACTAATCGATTTTACTTTTAATCCGTTTATGAAAACATTTCCATCGGCAACTTGCCTAGGTTTGTCTGTCGAAGGATTCTTAGAACTTTCGATAACGTTTTTAACGCCATCTGCTTTTCCTTGTTCATAAAAGTGATGAGCAATTTTATCAGCATTCATGGCAGCATACATTGCTTTGTGATACCCTGCTGGATCTACAATTTCACCTTTGTCATTTGAATATTTATTGACAAAGTTTTGTACATCTGCTTGTGTTTCACCAACTTTAACCGGATCTTTTATACCATATCTAAATTTCTTTTCCCCCACGTTGAAATCAAAACCTTTGAATTCTTGAGAAAAAAGCTTTTTAGTGTTATCTCTAAAATCTCCATGTAATTGTTGTACAGTTTCTTGCTGCGCCTTATAGTTGTCGTAAAAACTCATAGCTTCTTGCTGTTCTTTAGTAACGCCCGGTCTCAACTTGATCTCGTCGTAATATTTACTTTTTGAACCTTCTAGATGCTGTGTAGCTTTTGCAACCTCTTCTTTGTAAGCAAGTTTCTTTTTACGAATGTCCCTTGCTTCGTCTACATCTTCGTCAAAGTCAAAATTGTCTTCCATAAGGAAAGCGATTTCTTCTAAATCTAAATGCGGTTTTGTTTTTATATAGTACTCTTTTAGTAGTTGCCCACTGTTGAGTTTAGAGTAATCTTTATTAAGTGCTACGTAATCTTCTACACTTCCACCAGTTTCTTCCATAAATGAAACTAGTTTTTCAATATTTTCAGGTAAAGGTTTTCCAAGAACTTGCTCATCTCTTTTAGCTTCTGCAACTTCTTGTTTAATTTCTTTAACCTCTGTTTTTTCTTCTTCAGTTATTTCTTGGATGGGGGAAATTTCTTCAATAACCGCGCTGGGCTCTTGTAATTGTTTTTCTCCTCCAGTTCCCACGCTGCCGCTATCTTCGGAAGATTCGCCCACAGGTATCTCTTTTGTTTCTCCGATTTGAATGGCATCGCTTTGTTCTTTAGGTATGGTTACTTTAATAACTTCAGGAACAATTTCTCCTGTAGCTTCTGGTTTAGTTAAATCCACTTTTATTGGATCATTTCCACTAAGACTTCCTAAATTTTTAGGTACTCTTTTTTTTGACTTTAATTTAAAGTCACCTTCCTGTTTAACAGGTTCATTTGTTTGTGTTTCTTTTGACATGATAAAATATTATATAATTGTTATTTTTTATTAAGACATAAATCCATCTAGATCAAATGCCCCCGCTCCACTACCACTGCTTTCAAAATCAACTGGTGGTGAATCATTTTGTCGTTGATTAATCAACTGACTTTGCTGAGTTCCTTGTAATTTAACTCTCTTATCTTTACGATCTTCTATTTTTGTTTCCTTAGAACCTTCAGTTCCTATTTTTATTTGAGCTAACTGCTTGTTATATTCAAACTCTTGAGATAATAATTGAGATTTAATTTGCAATTCAGTTTGCATTCTTTGTATTTCAAATTGAGATTTAGCTTGCTCAACATTAACCTTTTGTTCAGTTAAAGCTTGTTGCTTTTGAACCTCAGCCATAGCTGTTTTTTCAGCAGTTTCAGCTTGAGCTTGAGCTTGAGCTTGTACCATCTGTTGTTGATTTGCTTGATCTCTTTCTAATTTCTTTTTACGTTTTAACTTTAGTAATTGATTTGCTAGTTTTAGATTTTTTATTTGCCTTATATCTATAGCATCTTCTAAATCTATACCACCAGATTGTAAAGCTATTTGAATATTTTGTTCTAATGCTGCTTTTTCTTCTTCATCTGGTTCTAATTCTAGAAATATTCCAAAGTCATGTAAGTTTAAGTTTCCTACTTCTTGCAATGTTTGGGCATTATATAAAGATATACTTTCTATTAAAGAATTACGTGTTAAAGGAAAACTAAGAACATCAGCTAGTTTTAAAGATATATTTTCACATATTCTTAAAGATAAATATAAACTTGCTTGATTAATGTGTTTAGTAGCTATATTAGATTGATTGGCCGCCATTTTAGCTAAACCGACTAAAGCGTCTTTATCAGGTAAACTACCATCCCTTGCTTCATTAAGCCCGGTCACGTCTCTTATCATTTGTAAATAGTATTGATAAGTTTGTATTAAACTTTGCAATTTGGCTCCACCAGAAGAAGATGAAAGTTCTTGTATAGGAACTTTACCTCTATTCATTTCACCATCTTGAGTTAATGATCTACCAACAACACTACCAGTTTGGAAATACATATTCAATGCTTCTGCTGGGTTATAATTTGTACCATTACCTAGGTCAACTTCAGCTAAACCATCCATATCTAAAAACACTCCATCAGGCACTAATCTAGCTAACACTTGTTGCATTTTTAAATGCGTTAACTGTATCATATCTGCAAAACCAGTTATTTTACTTACTAAAGATTCTATTCTACCTTTATACATTCTAGGTGCACAGATAGCGTAATTCATTTCTACCTTAGTAGTATCAGCCATAGGTCTTGTCATATTTTCTGACAACTCCCACTGTAACATAGTATTAGTTCCTAAAACTTTTACACCACTGTATAAAACCTCTATACTTCTTGAAACTTTATTGTAAGTGTCAGAAGGGGGAGGATTAAAATCATCAGTTTTTTCTATTATTTTCTCTAAACCATTATCAGTTTGTTTTAGTTTAAAAACCTGATCATGATATGTTTTATATTCAAAATATAATATTTGAACTGTATTAGCATCGTAGTTTCCCCAACCAGTAATGTATTGTCTATTTCCTGGCATTTCTTGTATACGTTGTAATTCTTCGTTACTTATATATGGAAATTGTTTTTTTAATTCTGGAATAGTAATGGATTTTACTTCTCCTACATAATATATATCCTCAAAATTAGGATCTTCTGTATATGAATAAATCATATAAGCAGGATCTACATAATCAATAGTTATTCCATTTGATTTATTAAAATTTGTTTTAGTAGCAGCTATTCCGCAAGTAACTAAATCATAATTTAATCTACGCTTGGTAAGTTCCCATTTGTTTTTAGCTAAAGTTGTACTTATAGCTTCTTCTTCAGCAATTTCTACCGATTGCTTATAACTAAGTTGCATGTGTAGTTCTAATTCTTCTTTAGTTCTAGGTAGATCTAAAGGAGAAATATTAGATCTTTGTAAATCTAAACCTAAAACTGCTTTAGCTCTAGCTATTTCTTCAGCTGCAAACATATCTTGAGCAACTGCTGTGGCATATTCTGTTCTTTTTTTAACAGACTCAGGATCTTGAGAATAAGCTTTTATTTCAAATTCTTTTTGGGAAATACCATTAACTACTATATCAACAAATTTTGATATAACAGGAACTGGTTTCCAGTCTAAATTTAAATAAGATAAATCACCATTAATAGATAATTCATCTTTATATTTTTGAACAGGTTGTTCACCTCTAGCATAAAGTCTTAAATGATGAAAGTTGTTAAAACTTGTCAAATATCTATTCCCACTTGTTCTACCTTGATTGAACCACTCTGTTTCAATAGCAGAAGCTACTTGAGAGCCATATTCCAACGAATTTTTTTCCGCTGCCGGTACTACCTGACTAGGAAAGGCGCTATTAGAATTAGTGTATATCTTCATTTATTGAATTATTTTTGAGGTTGCTCCTTTATTGTTGTATTTTTTGATTCCTAAATCATAAATCTTTCTTTCAATAATAGGATTAGGTCTATATTTATTTTTATTACAAGCCATTATTGCTAACCCAGAACTTATCGATGCATCATGTGAAGTTCTATTGTTTATATTAAATTTGGCCCAATCTTCTAAAGTTCTTTGAAAATAAAAATCCCCGTAATTAGTATCAGGTCTTAAACCTATATAATCTTGAATATAAGATTCTATTGCTGCGGCGTGAGATTGTTTTATATCTTCACTAGAGTTAGGTATTCCACCTATTTCTCTTTCAGTCACTGATAATTTTGTATAAATTTTATCTGGTCTATTCATCGAATAGCCTCTATAACCTCTTCTTTTAAAATAATATAAAAGCCTTGGTTTGTTGTTTTCCGCAAGTATTGGCATTCCATAAAAAATACATGCCATAAGAACATCCTCAAAAAAGATTTCAGCAGTAGAGGGTCTTGCGATGTATTCTAAGAAAAAATGATTAGTTGGACAGTCATCCATTGAGAATTTAGTTAAACCGTGTAAAGATCCGTTTGAACCTCTACCATCAACTGTTCCTGATATATCATAGCTGTCACATCCAAAAGCACCCATATGTTCATTCCCAGGATGTTTTCTACCATTTTTAGAAATAACATTATTTTGTAAATGTGATGCTGGAACCCATGAGACATAGAATCTTCCATTATTAGTTGGACTAAATATCACTGAAGTATCTTTAATACCATTAAACCATTGAAAGTTTCCTCTGGTTATTATACCACTACTTCTTAAGTCTGCGTTCCAATCTATTTGTTCGTAGATTTTAGTTAGATTAAATAAAGAAGATTTAGCTTCATCTCTGAAAGCATGTTCCTCTGTACGTGGAAACTGTCTATAAAACTCATTAAGTCCATCTTGATCACCCTTAAGGCCATCTACTTCGTTCTGCCAGTATTCTATAACACCTATATTTATCTTTGTACCATGCGGATCTTCAACCGGTTTTTTTGGGGTGTCGAAGACAGGTATGCCATAAGAATCGATGTATCCCTCGTAATTCCATTCCATAGGTATAAACAAGCTATATAATCCTGAGCGAGTCTGTCCATTGGCGTTTCTTTTGGTAACATCTGAGTCATAATAAAGCTTCTTGAAATTTTCTCCACCTTTGTCAAGAGCATTGCTCGTTGAACCCATCATACATTTACCAATAATCTTACTACCTAGTCGCAGGGTTGTTTTAGTAACCCTCCAGTTATTTAAAATATTACTTGGTCTCTCCCATTTACCAGATTCATCATGAACTAATAATTTTAGTTTTTCACCATCATAAGAGTTGTCTCCAGTGTTTTTCCAGTCGATAGTTGTATCAAGACCTGTTAATTCTCTAAGTGTTTCGTTGGTCTCTAGCTTTCTTCTTGTAAATTTAGAGGCTGGAACCCTATAAGCCAGTTCCGTCTTCGGTCTATCCATACCATCTTGTATCGGTTTAAAGAAAAACGGATAGTTAACGGATATGGGTACAACTTTATCGGTAAACATGGTTTTAGCATCTGGACCTGTTTTTGATAAAATACCAAATCGTGAATCTGTAGAGATAGTGGCGCTGTTAACAGTTTCGCCTGATGCCATGAATGAAAAACCAGACCGTCTGTTTTTGAGGTAGCAAATACCATATGATCTTGTATCGGCTTTGCAAGCTTCCCAGAATATAAAGAATAATCTGTTTGACTCCCTAAAATCTGGCTTCCCAACATCAATTTTGGACCACTGCAAGTACATGTAGTGAGTGCCAGTAATATAAGTAGGGTTATTTTTATTAACAAACCAAAATCCTTTTTCTCTAAATTCAAACTCTTTATCAATGTAATCATACCATAATTCTTTAAAATCTAGTGGATATTCCTCCCAATCAAATATTGTTTTGATTTTCTTTAAAGGTTTAGGTAAATCAGCTCGAGCCCATTTATTGTTTTCAAACTTAATCACATTATCTGATTGTTTAGGTAAAGCGATTTTAAGATTTTGTATCTCGTATATCTCCCCTATTTCACC